CTCGTCTTAGATCTGTGCGAGCCCTGCCGCGATCGTCGCGGTGTTATCGCCCGAGATATCGACCTGCGTACCCGGCACCAGGTGGGGCGGAACGTAGCCAACACCAGCAGGCGGTACATCGAAGAACGGGAAGAACGGGTTCCACACCTGATCTGCGAACTTCGTCGCCATCGTGGTGCGAGACCCATCCCCACCGTCAATCGGGACGAGCGGCTGCGCCGTCTGGACATATGTCGGAAGCGGCTTGAGCGGATCGATGTCGAACTGCGTGAACGTCACCACGACCGGCAACTGGTTCGACGCGTGCGACCCGACCGGCTCTACCTGCTCAGCCGAATCCGGCTTCGCCTCTGCCTTCTTCTTCGTCGTCATGACGCTCCTTACAGGTCGGACCGGACACGCATCTGGACGATGTTCTGCGCTCCCGGCAGTGTCGGGAAGGCAACGGCTGCCACCTTCACGAACTCAGCCGGAGGCTCGTCCTTGCCGTACACGCTACCCACGATGCCCGGAGCGTACTGCGTGTACGCCACTCCCGGAATCGATCGGGCCTCGGCGGTAGGACCGTACAAGACATTCCCAACCTCAATGCCATCAGGCGGAAGCAGAACTGCCTTGTTCCGGTTGAACGGACGCACCGCAACAGTCGAGCCGTCGTGGTTCTCTTCGTACAGCACGACGTTGTACGGCTGAAGCGTCGGCAACTCATAGATGCCGAACAGAGCATCGAGTTCATCTTGCGTCAGGCGAATCGTCGGTGCACCCGGACCACGGATCAGTTCGAGCAACTTCAGGTTCGTCAGAAGCAACAGGTTCGTCGTCTGGTCGCAGAGCATCTTTGCCGGACGGAAGCCGTGCACAACCTCGAACCCATTCGCGATGTAGTCCAGGTCGGTCACGGCATTCGAGTTCGTCGTATCGGTCCAGACGCCACTGAAGTTCGCGTCAGTTGCGACGTTGAACTGCTGCGTCGTCGGAATACCGAAGTCCACCTGGACGTCGACACCCTCCGAGTTGATCGTGATGACGTCTTCCGAGATCGCCTGCATGCCGAGCCACTCGATGCGCGACTGGATCGACGTGACGAGATCAGCAGTCAGGTCGTAGACGTAGTTCACAACGTCTTCCTCGTCAGAAGTGCCCGGACGAGGCTGCTTGAACTTGATGATCTCCTTCTCGGACAACTTCGCCTTCCGCTTGATTGGCGGCAGTTCGCCGCGCACCGTTGCTTCCGGCGGGAACGGCTGGTTGTAACCCTTCCGACCAGCCATCGGAGCCTCGGAGTCCCAGCCCATCACGTGCGCCATCGGAACAGCGCCAGCAGGTGAGCCATTGGCACCCAGGACGTACTCGTACTCCAGCGTCGGAACCGTCACGGCAGGCAGGATTCCACCTGAAGCCTGTCCGCTCTGGAACTCAGCCGGAACCGGGATCGACCGGATGAAGCCGAGGAACTGCGGGTTCTGGAACTGCTCCAGTTCCCAAAGCGCCATTGTCTTTTCCCCTTCCGACTTACTGGAACGTGAACGCTCGCAGTGCGGTGATCGCATCTGCATCGAGGCCGGGGCATCGAGAAGCAATCACCGACCCACGAATGACGAGGCCGGTAACGACATTGCCGAAGCGCAGGTTGACGGTCTCCATCAGGAACCCGACCGGATTCTCGCGACCATCCGACGCACCTGACGCTCCACCAACGACCGTCTGTGCAATCGAGACGCCCGGAGACGAGCCACCGGTCAGACCAGCACCGGAAGCCGTGATCGCAGTTTGAGCAGCCTCAGCCAGCGTCCCCGCGAAGGTCACGACGTACGGACCACCAACGGCACCGGTCTCCGTAAAGACTGGCGTGAACTGAGACGGGTCACCCACGTACTCCGAGTAGTTGATCACGTCGCCATTCGGAGACTGGACATCGACGTTGCCAACACCGATCGAAGAGAGCGCCTCAAGCGCCAACTTGACCTCATCGGGCGTCGCGTCGTACCGCAGTGCAGCGGTCGTCTGCGAAGCAAACGTGAGCGTGAACGTGCCGCCAGTCGGAGAGCCGGTGATCGTCACCGTCTGAACTGACGACGTCGTCTTCTGGTACGGCCCGTAATGGCCGGTCGCCGTGACACGTCCGAGGACGGTGCCCTTCCGGACGATCTTGTTCCCGTTAGCGTCAGCCGTGAAGAACGAAGCATCGAGCGTGATGCCTACACGCTTCGTTTCGAAGTGCTCTGACGCAAGGAACTCGATCTCGGCCGGAATCTGCGCACCGTTGCGAGTGTCAAGACGGGCGATCTGAGGACGCCACGACATCCCTGTTCTCCTGTCCTATCGCTCGTGTAGGCGTCGGGTACCGGACGGCCACTTACGCTGCGCCCGGGCCGCACCCTTTGCTACCTGCGTGCCAACCAAGGTTCTCGAAGGCTGAGGAGTGCCTTCTGGCTGAGGAGACCGCTTTGGCAACATTCCGGAGTGACGCAGTTGCGCCACCTTCCGATCTGAGCCAACCCGGACGAGTCCAGTCGCCGTCGAAGACAGTGCTTCCACTAGTTCGTCGACGAAGTCACCCGGATCATCTACCTCATCCCAGTCGACGACGGGAACGATTCGATCGAGGACTGTCTTCACGGCTCGACGCTCTTCGCGTCGATTCGCGTCGATTCGGTCATCAATCGCGTCCCGCACCATGACCCGAACTGCGGTCGTGTCCACATTGCGGCGGACTGGTCTGCGACTCCGAGCAGCAGGAGGCTCTTCATCCTCCGGCTCCTCTTCATCATCAGGCTCTTCCCTCTCCGCTCTGCGTCGCTGGATCTTCGAGATTGCCTTGTCGAAGCGCCGCTGCATCCGCTCTTCGATCTGCTGCGCGAACACTTCCAGATCGATCGGCCCGTCAGGCTCCTCATCCTCTGGTGTCTCTTCTTCGATCTCGCCTACTGGCGGATCTCCGTCGATATCCAGGTCTTCCGGAACTGCCGGGGGCGGCTCTTCATCGAGCAGATCGACTTGCTCCAGATCATCCGGATCGTCTACCTCTGGCTGCGGAGGTTCCGCACCCGGAGGAATCAAACCCGTACCAGCCGGACCAGCGTTCTTGCTCATCTACTTCTCCCTTCAAGTCCGACTCGTCCTGACCCTGCCGTCCAGTGCCAGTTAACGTTCGGCCTTGCGAGCGACGTTACAGAAATATCTGCTGCGTCGGCGACATTCCACTCCCGATTTATTCGTTTACACGAAGAAGCCGCCTCCGACACGCCGGAGGCGGCTCTTCT